CCAGCGTGAGGAAATGAACTCTTGGGGAGGCACAGCTGAAGGGCAACGATTATTGCAGACAGTTCGGTCTCTAACTGGTGACATGACCCCATTACCAAATATTGCTGTATCTGAAGCTGCGATGACAGATTCTGATTTCCAAGATGAAATAGATACTATGATGGCAGACCCTCGTTACGGTTCAGATGCAAAATTCAGCAATGATGTTGCTCGTAAAATATACAAAAGGCGTGGCGAAAGTTTCCCTGGTTAAAATTATAGTATGGTATCTTTACAGAATAAGTTTTTTGCTGTACAGGTTTAAGTAACTGATAACCCTAAAGGCCAGTGTTGAATGATTTCCGCCAGGCCGGAGTTCCTCCGATAACCAGGGCAAACCCTTTTAATTTTTTTATGGAGAAGTAATATGAGTACAGGACTCAGTACAGCTTTTGTCCAGTTATTTGATTCTGAAGTAAAGCAGGCTTATCAAGCCACGTCTAAACTTCAAGGTTTATGCCGGATGAGAACAGGCGTTGTGGGAAGCCAAGTAAATTTCCCAAGTGTTGGTAAAGGAAGTGCAACAGTTCGCACCCCTCAAACCGATGTAGTGCCATTAAACACAGCTTTTGCAACAGTATCTGCCACAATGGTTGATTACATTGCTGCTGAATATTCAGATGTGTTTAATCAAGCAAAAGTTAACTTTGATGAAAGACGCGAGCTAGCCGAATTAGTTGGTAATGCAATCGGTCGTCGTCAGGACCAAGTAATCCTTGATGCTTTGGCAGCAGCAACCGCTGGTGCAACAATTGCAAATAATGTTGTAACATCAGGCAGTGCAGCTGCTGGAGATTTGAACGTAGGTAAAATTATTGCCGCAGCGAAAGCTCTTAACGTAGCAAACGTGCCAGCTAGTGACCGACATATGGTTATCCACGCATCAGGTTTAGCATCTCTACTTGGTGATGAGAGAGCAGTAAGCGCAGATTATGCGTCTATAAAAGCTTTAACTCAAGGTGGCGGAAATGTTGGAAGCTTCATGGGTTTCACAATCCATGTTGTTGGCGACATGGACGAAGGCGGTCTTGGAATAGACAGCTCATCTGACAGAACAAACTTCGCGTTTCACAAACACGCGCTGGGCTGTGGTGTTGGAATTGCTCCATCAACAAAAATCGATTGGATACCTGAGAAAACCTCGTACCTAATCGCTTCAACCATGTCTATGGGAGCAGTAGCAATTGATGCCGCTGGTATCATCGACATAACAACAAGGGAGTAAATAGCATGGCTTTTGCAAGAGCGGGATTAAACCCAATTGGAGGTCAGTCTAAAAAAGGCTCGGCTCCACAGATGTTCTCATATGCTACAGCAGACACTATTGCGACTGTTAACACAGCTGGATATTTCAACCTAATTTCTGCTGAAGTGGAGGTTGGAGATTTAATATTCTGTAACACTTCTACTGGCGGAACTTATGTTGCTGCTCTGGTTTATGTTTTGACTAACGCTTCTGGTGTAGTCGATGTCACAGACGGAACGGTCCTCGCAAATACTGATGGGGATTAAATAACTTAAAGTCGGGGCGGTTCGCCGCCCCTTCTTCAACCTTGTGGAGTAGAGTATGGCAGCTGGTGATAGTAGTGTTGGGATTTGTAACAAAGCGTTATTACTTCTCGGAGCAGAACCAATTACCAGTTTTGCAGATGGCTCCGCAGCTGGTGCAGCATGTAGCACAATTTACAATGAAATCTCTCTCACCACTCAAGGGATGTACCATTGGTCATTTACATTAAAAAAAGCAAATTTAAGTCGAGGAACTTTAACTCCTAATTCTGAGTGGACTTACGAATACAATCTTCCAAGCGATATGCTAAACGGCGTTCCTAGAGCGGTCAGGACTTCTTCCGCAGCTGGTGCGAACTTATATAAGAATTGGGAAATTGGTCAAAGTCAAAATGGCTCAACAGTTTTGTTTACTGAAGCAGCCGATATATTCATAGATTATCAAAAGGCAGTTGCTGAAGGGCGGATGCCCACATATTTCGTAACTCTTTTGACGTATCAGTTAGCCTGGCATTTAGCCGAGGTTATAACTGACCAGACAACAAAGACAGATTATTGGAGAGCAGTTGCCTTGGGTACACCAGGCGATAATCAGCGAGGTGGTTTTTTCCGACAGGCATGTTCTATCGATAGCTCCGGTCAAACTCCAACTGTAATTTCGGATTATTTGCTGGTGGACGTTAGATGAGTAGAGTCCAGCAATATCAATCTGGATTTACTGTAGGAGAACTCGACCCCCTACTCCAAGGTAGAATCGACTTAGAACAATATTACCAGTCTGTGGCTATAGCTGATAATGTTTTATTTGAGCCGCAAGGCGGTGTTTCTCGTCGCCCTGGCCTAAAGTTTGTGTTTGACGCTACAGCTGACAACGCAGCAAACGGATGCGTTTTAATACCTTTTGAATTCTCCACAACTCAAAACCTAATGATTTTAGCGTCAGTTTTTAATACTGCGTCAACAATTCGGTTTCGGTTTTTTGTTAATGGGGTCGTACAGACAAATATAAACGGTTCGGGAAACGCATACTTAGACCGCACAGTAGGAACTCTTTATTCTGTTTCAGCAATTGATATCGACAAACTATATTATACACAAAACAGTGACACTATAATTTTTACAAATGAAAACTTTGTTCCTTTCAAGATTACGAGGGGAGCAAACAATTCAACTTGGTCAATAGCAACAATAGATTTTACGTCTAATCCTGATAAAACTACTCCGTACACTGTTTTTACTGAAGCGGTTAGTCAACCTAATGCAACACTAACTCCGTCAGCTGTCTCTGGTGCAATAACGCTAACTGCTTCCGCTAGTGTCTTTGGCAGTGTAACAACAGGTCAAAGAATTCAAAGCTACACGGGTTTTGGTCGAGCAAAAATAATTTCAGTCACAAGCGCTACTGTTGTAACTGCTATAACAGAAGTTCCTTTTTACAGCACAGGAGCTATTGCCGCAAATAGCTGGGATTTAATCCAAGGTTATGAACCAGCGTGGTCTGCTACTCGAGGCTGGCCCAGAACTTGCACATTCCATGAAGGCCGCCTCTACTTTGGAGGGTCGGCACAGCTGCCCTCCACCCTTTTTGGCAGCAAGATTAGCAGTTATTTTAACTTTAACGTAGCAGAAGGTCTGGATGATGACGCAATTTTTGTCACATTAGCAACTGATACTGTAAATGCTATTACCGCCCTGCGTTCTGGAAGAGACTTGCAGATATTCACAACTGGTGGCGAGTTCTTTATTCCCCAAGCAAACCTTGACCCAATAACACCGTCCAACATTGTAGTTAAATCAACAACAAAGCGCGGTTCAAAATACGGAATCCGTCCACAGGGAGCTGAAGGTGGTACACTATTCATCCAGCGCCAGGGCAAAACTTTACGTGAAATGGTTTTTTCAGATACAGAAATATCCTATGTGGCGAACAACATATCTTTACTGTCCTCCCACTTGATTGTTGACCCACAAAGGATGGCCCTGCGGCCCGCGACTGACACCACAGAAGGGGACCTCCTCCTCCTCGTCAATGGTTTGGACTCAACTGGCTACAGGGCCGCATCTACTGGCTATAAAGGCACCATTGCCGCTTTCATGCTAAACAAGGGCCAGCAAATCGTTGCACCCTCCTCCTGGACCACTGACGGAGATTTTATAGATGTCGGTGTAGACCTGGACCAGATTTATACAGTTGTGAAAAGAACCATAGGCGGAGCTGCAAAATACTACGTTGAAATTTTTGACGATGACAGAACGACAGATAGTGCAATTCAATATTATGCAAACCCTTTAGCTCCCGACCAGGCGAAGCCCTCAAACACAACAGCTGGCGGATTGGCTCATCTTAACGGTGAAGTAGTAAAAATTATTAGAGATGATATTGTTGATGCTGATTTTACTGTGTCTGGTGGTAATGCGACCCTTGGCGGTGTGCCATCTGTGTACGCAGAAGTCGGGCTAAATTATACGGTGACATTGAAAACGCAACCTTTTGAACCTCGACTGCCTTCTGGAACTGTCTCTTCTCAGAAAAGACGCATACTTGAAGTAACGCCCAGGTTGTATCGGTCTCAGAATATTACAATCAATTCTAGGAACATACCTTTGCAAACGCTGCCTATAAGTGGGCTAGGCAAAGTTCCGACATTCACCGGACAAAAGAAAACACAAGGGTTTTTGGGTTACACTAGAGATGCCCAAATAACCATTAGCCAGGACCAACCAGTATTTTTTACTGTTTTAAGTCTCGATTATAAAGTGAGCGTATAAATGACAGCAATTATATCAACAGTTGGCACAATGGCCGCATCAATTTTGCAAGGCAATGCCGAGTCTGAGCAATATATTGCCCAAGCTGAGCAAGCAAAAGTTCAAAGCCGAGTGTCTGCGCTTAATTATACCTTAGAAAGTAACGCGATTAAGGAAAGAGTGATAGCAAACTTAGCCTCAAGCACCGCACGGGCAGCAGCTGGTGGACTATCTCCATTCCAGTCTGGCTCAAGCAATCACTACCTTGACCTTGCCAGCCTCTCTGGTGCGATGAGAGACAGTAGGATATCTTTAAATAACGCAGAAATTGCAAGAAAAATGGGGACCTATCAAGCTAACCAATATTTCTCAGCTGCTAGAACTTCTAGGCGAATGGGTAAAATTATGGCTTTTACTAAGGGTGCTCAAAATGTAAATGAAATGGCGAGCACTTGGTCTGGGGGAGCTACAAGTGGCCCGTAACATACCATATCAACGTGCGAATGTAGCGCTACAAGTTCCTAAGATTGATTTCGCGGCATCAAAAGCTGTGGCTAGAGGCGCGGCTAATTTTGGTCAGGCAATGGACCGGATGACATCTCAGTTAATGGATAAAGAAAGAATTAAAGCAAAGGTAGCTGGAGCTGAATTTGGTGCGGATAAGGCCCCAACAGCTGAACAGATTAGAGCTGCTATGGATAGTGGGGAAAGCTTATCGCTGCCTGGTAATCAAACAGGTTCATTATTTGAAAGGTCAGCTTACGCACAAGGACTAAAAACTGTTTCAGACCAAATTACAATTATGGCGCGTACATCTCTTTCTGAGGCA